GAAGAGAAAATGACGTTGAACCCATCGAAGTAGACAGGGTTATCGCTCCTGAAAACGAAATTGTCGACGATCTCCGCCTTATTCTCGAACCAGTCGATCCACTCCTTCACCTTGAGAAACAGGAAGTTCATGAACTGGAACGGCGGTTTCTCGCCGGAGAGCCATCCGGTGTCCTTCTTGCCTTCACTCGGCTCGACCGAAAAACTCGGATCGCCGTCAGCCCAACGCGGTTTCGTAGGTTTTGCCATGTACGTCTCCTATTATAAGGACTGGAACAGCCCGCCAACAAACCGATCTCGCGTGTCGCCCAAGCCCAAGGTGCGCTCGCTTTCGTTCAACAGCGAAAACGCGATAGTGTGCGGAACCACCTTAGCAAACTTCCCGCCGACTGTCACGTCTAACTTGTCACCGAAACCGAGTCCTTGCGTGTCGCCCTCGAATGTGAAGGCCACCGCGTCGTCGAACCAGCCAATGAACACGAGTCGGACGCCTCCGGGAAGAACTTTCTGCAAGATGAGATAAAAATCGTTCACGTCGGCGAGGACCAAGGCGGCGAAGATTCCGCCGACCGAAGGGAAGAAAACGTCCCCGAAGCCTAGCCCGTCGATGCCCCCCTCGAAGGCGAAGGCGTCCACGCCGTCGTTCACCACGTCGTACTCGAAGTTCACGTCGGCGAAGATCGAGCAGGATACGTCCATCTGCAAGTTGATGTCTTGGAAGTAGATCGTGACGAAAATGCCGCCGACCGAGTCGTCCAATAGATCGCCGAAGCCCAAGCCGTCCATCCCACCGGCGAAGGCGAAGGCCAACTCGCCAGCGGGGACGAAATTGGCCGTGTTGTGCGGGAAATAGTGGACCCGCGATGCTCCGGTGATGAGCTTGAAGACGGAGATGAGATTCTCCGGCGTGCCCTGCGACGTGTTGATCGCTATGCGGGCGAGGATGCCCGTCCTGTATTCCGGGTCGAACCTGCCCTTCCGATCTTCCCCGACGATGCTTCCGAGGCCATCCAACTGCTCACCGACCGCTGTCAGGATGTTCCGGTCTTGGAGAAGGTCGAACAGCATCTTCTCGATGTCTTGCTTCGGGGTGGCGAAGGCCCTGACCATCCCATCGATCAATGGTTTTTCCTTGAACTGGTGCGCCAGCCGAGCGACGGCTTGGTTTTCGTGATCTAAGATTTCGGTCACGTTGCTCATAATCAAATCACCGTAATCGTGATCCTGCTTGAATCAAAGACGCTGACCTCGAACTCCTCGATCTCGATGTTGTCGTCGGAAGTCGGGGCCGGAGCGGTGCCGATCTCGATCTCGATGTCCGTGATCCCGGCGATCTCATGGATCGCGCAAAACAACTGCGTCGTTATCACGTCGTCCCCGATCCCGAAGTTCTCGTCTGCGTAGGCGACGATTGCCGCCTCGACCTGATCCGACCCGTCCGTCGGGAAATCGGCGTTGGTCGTCAAAGTCACTTCGACCCAAATCTCGATCTCGTCCGGGCGGTCGAACTTGATCGTCTGCGAGAAGCCTTGCGTGTCGGTGATGATCTTCACGATGTCCCCGACAAGCTGAATCCCTGCTGGGGCTACGAGCCAAATCTGTTGAGCGATCTCATCCTCGTCCCCGCCGACAAGAACGACCTGAATCGAATGGGGGGGCCGTCCGGCGAAGTCAAAGACGTTCGAGGTGTTGTGGAAGACCCGCGCGTCCGTCACTTCATCTATCTCAAGCATTCGGGACCGTATTGCCTCGACCGTCCCTGCTCCTGCCGTGGCGAGGGTCTCGTTCCGACGCAACCGAAGCTCGGCGTCGGTTTCGATCTCGGTTCCGGGGTTAATATCCAAAGGATTTCGGAACGAGTCCCATCCCGACACCGGAGATTCGATGACCGTCAAGCTCTCGGCGGGGGCTGTGACGACTCCCGTGCTCTCGGCCTCAAGATCGCAAGTGACATTCGGCAAGACTCCTTCGGTCGTGGCCGAGAAGTTGAGCGAGACTTGAAGGCCCAAGAGGGTAAGCGTGTTGGTCCCGACTTGGAGAAGCGGTTGATTTTGTTGCCCGTCGTCTCCGGCGAATGTCGCGGCGAAGCCAGCGGCAAAATTTCCAGAGACCGTCACCCCCGAAAGATTCGTCAAAGCATTGAGAGCCGTCTGAATATCAACTGCCGTCGAGAGGTTGGTGAGACTTCCCGTTTCATCACCGTCGAAGATCAATGTCCATGTTCCGGCATCCGGCACCGAGGAAAACTGAATAAGCTGAACTTCGTCCGTTCCCGCCGCGATGGTGTTCGCTATCGTCGTGATGAAGCGGGCGACGGGATTTCCGTTGACCGAGACGACCGATCCGGCGGGGATGACCGTCCCCAAAGTTCCGGTGGCGATACCGCTCCCATTGCCCTTCGTCGCTTCGAGCCTCTTGATCCCGGTAATCGCCACGACGTTGTCGAGGGCTACTCCACTAGCCGTATCAGGATACTGCGAATTGTAGACTGCCTGTGCGAGTTCCCACACGAGGGCTTCGCGCTCCGAGATGATCCCGACGATCTGTCCCAAGAGTTCTGTCGGCAACAAATTGATGCCGACTCCGAAGATGGTTCTCAAGGAGGACTCGATCTCCGTCTTGATGTCGGTCAATCGCTTGATCGAAAAACCACTGGGAAGCAATCCAAATTCGGCCATAAAATCTCCTTATCCTACCTCGACGAGTTGACTGAAGTCGATCGTGCCTTCGTCTGTCTGGCACGAAAACTCAAGCTCGGCCTCACGTGTCGTCGAGTTGAAGTCAAACTGAAACTTCGTGATCTCCAAAACTCCGGGCGTGTCGAGGATCGTGTCCTTCAAGACCTCCTGCACGACCACAAAGGACGGCTTCTTGATGAGGATGTCCCGGAACCACGGCACGCCCACGTCGGTGTCGAGGAACCACTCCCCCAAGAATAGCCGGAAGCGCGTTTGCAAGTGCTGGCGGATCGCCTCGACCCCCTCGGTCAAGGTGAGCGTGTTGCCAGTCACCACCAATTCTCCGTCGCTGTCGAGTTGAAAACTGCTCATATCACGTCCAAGTCGTGCCCATCCCCGCGCGTGTCCTGCCCCACCGCCTTCGCGTTCTGCTGGATGTGCCGGACGACTTCCTCCGAGATGATCCGGGCGAACTGCGTCAGGAAGTAGTCGTTGTCGTTCGCACTCGCCTCCGGCGGCTCTGCCCGCCATAGCGGAAATAGCCGCGTAACTATCGCCGTAGTCAACTGTGCTGAGTTCATCATAAAATTATCCTACATCACTTCTCCAAAAATGTCCGCAACTTTGCCCGCGTCCTCAACAAGCCCGGATGGGAACCAGTGATGTCGTGCGTGATCCACTCCTCCATGATTTTTAGGAGTTCGTTGGAAGAGTTGAGGACCTGCAATTTCCCGTTCTTCTTGATCCGCATCTCCAAATCCTTGTTCTTCACGATCACGTCGTCGGCATTGTTCACGTCCGCCGCGTTCGAGAATGGATAGCCGCCGGGGATGGCGAAGGCGTCGCTCATGTGGTGCGCCCGCGAGTCCTCCGGGTCCCCTGCCGCTCCGCTCGTCAGCCACTTCTCAAGACTCCTGTCCGAGAAGATGAGCAGAACGCTGTGGCCCGCCTTGATCGGGAGGGCGATGAAAGCGTCGCCAGCGCGTGGAAATGCCACTGGCACGTTGTAGATGACCGGCGCGTCCAAGACTTCCCCGTCCTGATATTTCCGCTTGAAGTACGGTTTCGCGTCCACCAACTGCTTCTTGTGGTCGTAGCGGACGACCTCGGCTGGCATGGCGACCTTCACGCCTTCGAGCGACGACTGCATCGCCTGCTTGAAGACCTCGGACAGACTCGGCGTCGCCTCGCGTTGCGGTTTCGGTTGCTCTTCAAAAAATTCAGCCATCAGCTTGTCGCCTCACATTTCGACAGAAAATCCCCCTCGTGCGAATCGCCTGCGTGCTCGACCTTCCTGATCTTGAAGATGCCCTTCAACGCCCGGCTGTCGATCTGGACCCTCCGGCCAGGCCTCAAGCGTGGCTGGATCAATGACGTGAACTCGACTCCCTTCGCCGTCTTGTTGGGCGACCCGATCAAGCCGCTGTCCGATGCGAGCAAGATGACCGACTCGGTCG